GATATTGTTAACCGCAACAGCACCTCTTGTAGAAGCGTCGTTTAAGTATTTCCAGCTAGTTTTGTAGAAGTCATAAGAACCTCTTCTAAAACCAGAAAAACCTAGGTTAAGCGCCATATCCTCAGAGTTTTCAAATAAACCATAAGCAGTACCTCCAGCTTGTCCAGCAGAGATTTGCCCTAGCATATCATCAAAATCTAAATCAAGATCTCTATTTAAGAAAAGCATATTTTCTTCTATAGCACCTTGAGTATCTAAGTTTTTAAGCACTTGATCAAAATCAGAAATACCACTACCTCCAGAAAATCCAGACATAATGTTACCTCTTGCTTGAATAGCAGCAAAAAGACCTTGAGATCCATGTGCAGTGATTCCAGCAGTGTTAAACCCACCAGGAATGTTTGCTACACTAGCAGCAAAGTTTTGACCAGCAGCAGCAGCAGCTAATTCACTTTCAACCATTGCCATTTCTAAATAGTCATCAAATCTTAGTCTTGTTTCAGACTCAGATTTTAGATACCATAAGTATCCAGATGTACCATCTTCTGTAGCAACTTCTACCCAACCGATTTGAGCCATATCAGAACCATTAATTTGGAATGAATCTTTTATGATAATTGGTTGATTAGAAAATTGAGTAAACTGAGGTTGAATTGATTTGTAAGATCCAACAGCAGGAGCAGCTCCTTGAGCAAGTGGTCCTTGAGAACCTTTTGCAAATGTTGAACCATATACAAATATTTTCAAGTTAGTTGACATAGGTGCACCAGCTTGATCTTGTAAAGCATTCCAGTTAGTTCCTTGAAAAGGATAAGCAGTAATCTGTGCAAGAGGACCACCAATATTCTGGCTATTTCCTACAATACCTTTTATTGTAACTCCTGTAACAGGGTTCATTACAACGATTGTATCATTTGCGAAAATAGCATTTTGAACAGTAGTAGCGCCACCAATTGGAAAAGTAAAGATAACACCATTTGCAGCAGCTGCACCAGCCAAGGTAACACCAGTGTAAGAAACGTGTAATCTATTTTGTTCAGACCAAATTACTTGATCAGATGTCATTGGCATTTCAGCGCCAACCATACGTAAGAAACCATTTAAAGTTCTATTTCCGTATCTCTCTACCTCAGCTTCATAAACCTCAGGTAAGTATTGTTGTGCAAAGTCATTTGCACCAGCATTAAACGCTAGGTAATTGTTTTGTAGCGCTAATTGAGTTTGAGAAGGTATTATACTTCCAAACACAGGAGAAATTTGTCCCATAATTAATTGTTTTGTTTTTAGTTAAATTTTCTTGTTTTTATCTTCAATTTAGAAGAATCAAGACCGCTGATAGCTTTAACTTTTAATCCATTAACAAACACATCTGAATTAGGCGTAGGCCTAACATCATCTGTAATGTTTTTAGATTTTGCAACTAAATCTTTAGTAGCATCGGATTTACCTTGCTCATAAAAATGCTTTGCAATAGAGTCAACATTTTCAGCAGCATACATAGCTTTATGATAACCTTTAACATCACTTACATTACCTTTATCATCTAAGAACTTCTTAATTGTGTTTGTAATATTCGATTGTTTAGTCGCAACTTCACTAGGATTTTTAACCCCATATCTAAACTTTTTTTCTCCTACATTAAAATCAAAACCTTTGAATTCATCGGAAAAATATTGTTTAGTAGTAGATTTAAAATCTTCATGTTGTTGTTGAGCTGTGTTTTGCTCTTCATTATAACGGTTGAAAAAATCCATAGCCTTTTGTTGGTCTTGTGTCGTACCAGGTCTCAACTTGATTTCCTCGTAATATTGACTTTTTAAACCTTCTAAATGACCTTTGGCTTTAGCAACCTCTTCTTTATACGCAAGTTTCTTTTTACGAACCTCACGCTCTTCATCAACATCTTCATCCCATGAAAAATTATCTTCAATCATAAAGTTAATTTCTTCAGAATTTAAATGTGACTTAGCTTGTTTGTAATACTCTCTTAAAAGAGTATCATTATCTACATTAGAATAGTCTGCATTTAATCTTACATAATCTTCTAATGATCCACCAGTTTGTTTCATAAAGTCTACAACTTTTTCAATGTTTTCTGGTAGTTTAGCTACTTCTCTCGCCTCTTCAGGCGTTGGATCAATAACTTTTTCTTCTATTTTTTCACCTAATTCTACAATTTCTTTTTCTACTTTTTCTTCAATAGGTTTGTTTTCTTCTTCTGTAATTTCAGAAACCGGGCTGGACTCTGGTATTGGTTTGTCCATTTCAGGGCTATCTCCGGCTTGTTTGCCCACAACCACTTTCTCTGTTTCTCCGACTGGAATGGCATCTGTTTCTTTTTTAGTTTTTGATAAGTCGACTTTAATAATATCGTCTTTTACCAATTGTTTTGGCTTACGTTTAATTTTAAACGTGCCTTCTTCTTTTACTTGTTCTGACATAATATAATATAATAAAAATTAATAAATAGGTTTATTGAGCAAACTGCTCTAAACCAAGTCCGTCTATGTTATTATTACCCGATGATTCAAAATCTGTAGGTAGTAAATCATTTTTTCTTTGATCTATCATTTGTGATTGTTGCGTAGCTTGAAGTTTTGTTCTTTTATCTTTTCTATCTTCAATAAACTGTTCTTTTTCTCCTACACCAGCTTTTTGAGTTTGAGCTAGTTGAAGATCATATTGGAACTGCTCTGCCATTATTTGTTTTTTAATAAGAGCTTCTTGTTCCATCCTTTGTATTTCAAACTGAGATTTTGCTTGTTCAATTTGTATTTCTGTTTGAGCTAAAGCTTGTTGTTTTTCAACTTCACTCATTGCCGCTTGTTCTGCTGCTTTAGCGTTAGCCTCGCCTTGAGCTTGTATTTGTTGTTGTTGTGCAGCTTGATCTTGTTGTTGTTTTTGTATTCTTCTATATTTTAAAACTTGATTTGCTAAAGAAGAGTTTTTTATTTCTCTAATATCAATAGCATCTTCAAGGTATATTTGGTTTTGTTGTAAAGCCATTTGAATATTTTGTTCTATCATAGCTTTTTCTTCATCATCTGGTTCTAAATTTAAATATAAACCAAAATCATAAAGATGAAGATCTTCTATTTCTTTTAATGTTGCTACATTAAATTTACCAATACTAGATTTTAATGCATTGTTTGTTAAAGAAAAATCTAACATATCAGCTACTCGTAAAGAAATATTTTCACAAGCTCTAAGAGTTAAATATAAGCTAGCGTCTAATATATGTTTTGTCGCTATGTTAGAAGCATTTGCAGCCATTTTTTGCAAACCAACTAAAGAGTCTTTGTCTGGTAAACTACCATCTCTTGCTTCGTTAAGCCCAGTTACATCTCTTATCATCTGTAGATAATACTGATAAGTAGCTATAAGTGATTGTATTTTACCATTAGCGCTAGATGATTGTAATTCTTGTATTGGAACCTTACCTCTATTAGGATCACCATCTTGTGTTAAACTTCTACCAACTATACTACCAGTCTGGAAATACATGTTTAAAGCTTCTTGAGGATTATAATTAGTACCATTACCTAAATCAACTTCAGCTAAACCATCAACATCTACAAATACACCATCTGGTACCATACGTTGAATTACTTGTTGAAGTTTTAGTGATGTAAGCTGTATCATATCTGCAAAACTTGTGCACCTACTAACTAAAGACTCTATGCGACCCTGATATAAATTAGGAGCGCACATAACATAATTCATGTTAACCTTAGTTAAATCACTTTTAGGCCTTGTCATGTTTTCAGCCATTTTCCACTCAAGCATTTGTGGAACACCCATTACCTTGGCTCCACTAAATAAAACTTCTATACTTCTTGAAACTCTTTCAAAGTTATCACTTTCAGGAGGATTAAATGTATCAGGTTTTTCTAGTGTTTTTTCTAAACCAGTATCAGTTTTTTTAATTTTAAAAACTTGATCTATAAATGTTTTATATTCAAAAAATAATATTTGAACTAAATCATTATCATAATTAGGATTAGCTATATAACCATCACGACCAGGGTATCTAACCATTTTCTCCATTTCTTCATCTGTAAGATATGGAAATTTCTTTTTTATTTCTGCCAAAGTCATAGACTTTATTTCACCTACATAATATACATCTTCAAAATTAGGATCATTAGTATATGAATAAACTAAATTAGCAGGATCTACATAATCAACAACAACCCCTTCTGATTTATTAAAAGAAGTTTTTAAAGCTCCAATACCTATTGTTACAACATCTTCAACAACACGTTTTTTAGTTAAATCATATTTATTAAAAGCTAAAACATTATCAATTAATTC